TTTTCAGCAGGGTTTTCTTTTCTACCACCACCACCGCCACCAGCAGCGTTTCTTTCTTTGGTATATCTCAGTAATTTGGATTCATTTGATATTGCTAGTTGCTGGTAGTTCAAACCTTCCTTATACTGGTTGTTAATTTCTTCAAGTTCCTTGTCTGAATATCTTTCAAGAATAAGATTTGCAGCTATTGCTTCGCCATATTTCATTTCAAGCGCAAGACTTTCCCTTTTGTAGTTCACACCAGTTCTACCAACACCACCAGTTCGGAGTCTTTCATCGTATTTCTTGTTAATCTTCTCTTGTTCCTTTTGGTATCTCTTATAAATTTTTGCATATTGTTCTCTCTTTGCTTTTCCACCGTTAATGTCCGTTGCTAATATTCTAGATATTAGGTCATCACTTATATTGCTGGACATTCCTGTGTCACGTCTTATTCTCGCTTGGATAGCCTTAATAGACTGACCATAAAGTTTGTTAGCTCCGCTTTGTTGTTTCTTGATTATCTTCTCATTCTCAGCAATGAGTTGTTTCATTCTCTGCTGGTCTTTTGGGTCTTTGCTACCCTTAAGCTTTCTTATCTCAAGCAAGTTCTTTTGGAATGTATTGTTAAGCTTTGCATTTTGAACACCGAATGACTGGGACATATTCCAAAGGTCATCCATCACATCATAAGCTTCTCTTGCTTTATTGACGAGAGAATCTATACCATTTAAGAATGGAGAGAAATCACCAGTTGAAAGTGATGAGAAAAAGTTATCAACTAGTGTGGTAACTGACGCTTGAATCTTTCCAAATTCATCTTCAAGCATTTGGCTGCTGTGAATGGTTTCATTGAATGCTTCAGTTGCTGACATTGCAAGACCTATACCACCAGCGAACTTTCCAACGACTCCAACAAGTGATGCCATTGAACCATTAAATCCAGTGGCTTTCTGAATCATCGAACTCATCGACTTGTTAAAACCACCTCCTACTTTGTTACCTTGTGCTTGAAGTTTATTGACTTTCTTTATTACATCATCAATCTTCTGGTCAAAGTGTTGGGTTGAGAGTATAATCTCTTCTTTTAATTGATTATTAGCCATTATATTATTCCTTTTTCTTTATATAATTTTTCTCTTTCTAGTGCCATTGCTTTAATGCGCTCAACGTCTTCTTGTGTAATTGGTTTGTTGCTTGCCTGATGCTTTGTGTGTTTCTGCTCCCAAGCAAACTCTATAATGTCAGTTGGTTTAAGCTTTTTCTTGCTATTAACCTGCGCTGTCATATATGCTACCATTCTTGCTTGTTCCCAGCTGTCTTTGGTACGTAAGTGTAACGAGTCACAAATGATTGATAGCTCATATGGTTTCATCTTATCTAGGAAGTACTCTAGTGAAACTATTCCATATTGTACCACTACCAATTGTAGTAATTCAGTATAGCTTACTTCCTTTTCTACTTTGCCTTTGTGCTCTTTTTTTTTGCTAGCTTGCTCTCCAGCTCTGCTTGCTTGATTAACCAGTCTGTGAAGTCCTTAATGGCTGTAGGATTGTCATCTAGCCAGTTTAAGAATTCATCAAATGTTATTTCCACACTCTGGTCACTAGCTATTACCACACAGTAAAAATACATTACAGTTTCTGTAATTGTCTGAGGGTTGAAAGATTTTCCCATTGCTTGCTCGTATGCAATGACACTTCTGAAAGTTTTCTTAAGTGTAACTGTTTTTTCATTAATTGTAATATCCATAATTTTTAATCGTTTCCAATAAATAGTTTTGTTATTTCAAAAATTCTAATAATTAAAAAAAAAAGGTTATACCTTTTGTGAGGTATAACCTGTGTTGTTTGATATGCGTTAATTATTTTTATACAGTCTGTTTTGCTAATGCTCCGTGACCATTAAAGCTTACGCTATAAGTAGCTACAGAACCATTATCTGCATTAAGGTCAATGCTTGAAATGGTTACTTGTCCAGTATAACCATCATTTGCTGAAGTCCAACCGCCACTTGGTATAACGTGTCCATCTGCATCAGGGGCTGTTCTATCTGCCCAGTTACCAACTGTTGAGAAAGCAAGCGTAAGAACTGTCTTATTGAGCATTGCATCCATCAACTTCTGGAAATCATCAAGAACAAATAAGTTATCAGACTGTGCTGTCCAAGTTATACGACCAGGAATTGTTGAGTTGAATCCTGCACTGTCTTTGCAGCTGACATCAATATCGTCACTTGAAACGTTTACAGAGCAGCTAGTTGCACAAGCAAGTGTTTTGCCAGACAAGAATAACTGAATCTGTTCACCTAAAATATTGCTCATAATCGATTATGTTTTTGTAAAATTATTTTTAAGTAGTAGATATATTAATTTTTGATGAAAACTTAAGTGTTTGGACATAAGCGTCCTCTAGGAAATCTTCTGTTACCTCATCAAATAGTATGTTGTAAAAGTAATCATCCCTTCTATTCTCAAGAATCTGTCGAACTCTCTCTGCAATCTCTACAGTCTGGGAGTAGTTTGTAGCTGCTATCGCTATACTAATGGTAACTGTGTCATACACCAGCAAGTCTTTTGTATAGTTGGCTATTGCAGATTCCTTTGTAAAAAGTATGAAAGGATAACTAACAGTCTCTTCAGCAACAATTGGATATATCTTCTTTCCAACAAGTCCATTAAGGATTTCATCGTTAATCAGAAGATTATATATATGTTTGTTTACACTAATTGAAGTCTGTTTCATTTTTTCTTATTAAATTTTTCTTGTGCTTTCATTATTGCATCTTCAAGGTTTTTCTGCAATGACTGTTGTACCTCAGATTTTGTTGATAGTACTGCGCTAGTAAAGAATGTGTGTGCGATACTACCAGTAGAGTGTGCTTTACGACCTTGTTTACGTCCAGTATGTGAGTTACCATCTGTATGACGTTCACCTTGCGAAGCTTCCATCATTTTCAGAATTGGATTCCAATTTTTATCACTGTCCTTTGTGATAATCTCAACTCTACCAGCTGAACCATCTTTTTTAAGCTTTATTACAACGCCCTTTGAAAATGGTGCTACTACGTAAGGTGTACCATACTTGTTCTTGAAGAGGACTTTCTCACTAGTATTAAGCTTATTGCCATTCTTAAAACTAATTTGCTTTAAGTTGCTTACAGCTTGCTTCTTAACAATTCCCAAGCTTTTCCTTACTCCACTTTTCAAGGCTGTCTTAAGCTTGCCGCCCTTAACATTTTGAAGGAAGTACCTAAAGCCACCATCATCGAACTTTGTTGTAATAAACTCTGCCATTAGTTATTGATTAATTCTGTTACTATTAGTTTATCGTTGCTTCGTTCTATACGGTTATCAATAGTGATTACACGGTATTGATGTCCTTCAAACTCAATCACGTCAAATTCAGTAATTGGTACATAACTTCTCACATTGAAGGATTTTCTATATGGGTAAAAGATTTCACCATTCGTAATGTCTCTTGAACCGCTATCGTGCAATACTCTTGCACGTGTCTTATACTTTAGCTTATACTCTTGTACTTGCTCACCAAATTCGTTGATTGTCGTTTCTGGTGTTAGTATAGTTATTGGTTTCGTTAAAAGTCCAGCTCTCATCCTTCATCATCATTTTCATCATTATTTTCTGCATCAGATGGGTTAACCTTTTTATTATGTTGAAGTTTGCACCAGAGCCATCTATCTTTCTTGAGATTTCTTCCTCTATAGTTTTTATAAAGGTCTATCAAATATTGATAGCTGTAAGGAACATTTACCATATTTGCATAAGCTACTGATTCACGATTTGCATAGAAATTACCAATCAATAACAGCATTGCTTGCTTAAGTGGGCTTGGTATGTCACCATCTTCATCTTCCAAGTCACTGAGTTTAGTATCAATATCTTTTTCTACTACTTTTTCTGCGACTTCGATAAGAGATGCAATATACATATCATCATCTTGAAAGTCTTTATCTACGTTTAAATGCTTCTTTGCATCTTCTAGGTATATATACATTATATTAAATATTGATACTTTTTATTTTAAGTAAAGGGGATAATTTTTTAGGTTATCCCCTTTTATATAGTTTAGGCAATTTCACCAGCAGTGAATGCACTTGGTCTCAAAATCTTAGCATCGAAATATGCATTAACGACCAATCTGATTTGACCAGAACGTGCAAGTGTATATGGGTCCACTGTCAAATCGATTGCACCCCACTGACCAATAGCAAGGTTAGAGAAGTCTCCGTAGAGATATTTCTTACCAGCAATTACTGAAGTGTTGAAAGCCTTTGTACCGTCAATCTCACCATTCTCCATTACAAGCTGAGTGCTCTTAGTAGACTTTGGCATTACACGGAAAGCTGCCTTTGCCTTGTTAGACATTACATATACTTTCTCACCATATACGTTAGCATCCTCAAGCTCTGCTTCCTTATCACAAACATCTGCGAATCCACTTACAGAAGTAGCTGAGATAGCGTGGAACATACCCTCTGGTTCAGTTGTTGAACCGCTACCAGCACCAAGGATAGTTTCCTCAAGCTTTGCATTGATAGCCTTTACCAAGTCCTCACGAATGAGAGCTTCTGCTGCCAAGCTATCCTGTGCGATAAACTGCTTTGAAAGGTCAACATATGCTGTCAAACGCTTTGGCTGCAAAACAACGTGTGAGAATGAAGGGTCGCCAGAAGCTGCATCAGCAACCTCACCAGCCCAACCTACGTTAGTAGCTGACATAATAGGAACCTGTACATCACCTACAAGGTTTCCAAGATACTTAGCACCTGCACCTACAAGTACGTTCTTTGCACGAAGTGGCTCAAGAATATTGGTGAACTCAGTCTCAATAACGTCATCGTGCTCATTTGCAACGGTAATTGTACGAGTCTCAAGTGGCAACTGAATCTGACCGCCGAAGCTAAGTCCAGACTTTCTCATTTCCTCTGCACCTGCGTTAGCAACTGCCTTTGTTACATCATCAAGAGAACGGTTGTTAGCAACGTCTCTGATAGCTTTAACTAAACGAAATTCTTTGTTCATTTTTCTAATCGGATTAGATTGATTATTATCTTTATTTTTTTCTTCTATTTTTTCCTCAGGTTCATCTACTTCCTCTTC